TAACAGAACCTTCCTCTCCACGAAAAAATGCCATGATCCAAAGAAAAAAGAGTATTTATAAATAGTTTAACTTGTAGTTGACTTTTTTACAGTACCTTTAGTGTTATTTCTCATATATTGTTCACATCTGGGATCCCAAAGTGCAGGATTACGCTTTCCTTTGACTTTTTCGATGATGTCAAGCATTTCATCAGTGATTTCAGTCATTTTTTCTTAGATTTTGTTGATTTTTTGGAAGATTTTTTCTTTTTACTCTTCCTTACACTAGAAATATACCCTAAACATCGACTCATTGCTGCTGATTTAGCCATCTTTAACTCCTTTTTTTACGTTTTTTACGTCTATGTTGATATGTTATCTTCTTACTGCTTGTTTTTTCACGTTTAAACCTGGCTTTTTCAGCACTTGACATCTCTCCAGTAGTCTTAGGTGTCTTACTTGATACACGTTTACTAGGTCTACAAGCTGGATAACCTCGTTTTTCGCCTTTTTTTCGGCCACAAGGTTTGCCAGTTTTGACATCAACCCAATTTTCTTTGAACCAACGGGTAAGTCCACCACTACTTCTTGCCACGTTTACTCTCCGTTCCTCCACGTTTTTTGTACTCTCGTACAAGCCACGCATTAGCATAAGCACTTGGGTAAACCTTAAATTTACGCTTGGCTTCTGCTTTTACCCTAGAATATAACGCTTTATTTACAGGAACATTCGCCACGCTTTTTACCTCCCTTCTTTTTCTTCTTTTTTTTCTTAGTCGTAGAATGATACATGATAAGAATTAGGTAGTTCTTAATATATTCTAAACGAAGTTTGGCCTAATGTCTCTGGTTTGGCAAGGTTAAATTGTTGTAAACATAGATAACCAAAAGCGTCAAAAGCATGGTCAACTCCTAAATTTTTATTAGGCAAGCCAGTATTTGAAGCGTAAGTAAGAGTTCTAAGTGATTTTATTAACTCTTTACATCTTGGGTGAATAAAAGTTCTTCGATCTCCATTTGCATCAAGCAAGGCAGTATTAACAGAAGTAATCTTATCTCTAATCTTCCAGGGACTTTTTGGACTCATGACAGTAAAACCATTCCTTCTTAAGATCGTATGGTCTGTGACACCAACCCCACTGGTTTTTCTTGCACTACCCGTAGGGTCAGGACACGCAATTACTCTTCTATCAACCCCATATCTCCTGATAACTTCCTCTGCAAAATCCCAAGTCGTTGCTCCACCTGTCAACATAATCTCGTCAAACACATAAAGACAGTCATTATGCTTTACCGCACAAATTCCTGCCATAGGGTCAACGTTAAAATCCAATCCCAAAAGTAAAGGCATCATGTGCAAATCCTGTACTTCCTTATCAATATTGTCATCACTAAAGCTAACAGCAACCAATCCAGTAAGATTTTCAAAACTAGCTTCAAATTCTTGCCTGAATGTCCTTTCATCTAATTGACCCCTAGCTGCTTCGACTTCTTCTGGAGCGACATTACCCCCTTCAATCGTAGTAAAGCTCCATCTATGCCAATCATCTCTCTCCGCTTCCCCGCAAAAACACCACATATCATAGAACCAACTGGCAGTTCCATCTGGTGTACTTATAAACAATGCCCACCCTTGTTTATCAGCTAACGCAGGTCTAATTACCTCTGCCCATACATCTCGATCCATAAATGCCGCTTCATCTAAAACAACTCCTGATAAACTTCTACCTCTCAATGCCATAGCATTTTCAGTTCCTTTTAGTTCAATACTCGATCCATTTATTAAATCCAATCTCAAATCAGTCTCATTTTTAGCTTTTACCCAGATTTTTGGCACTAATTTTTTCAATTCCTTCCATGCAATGTCTTTTGCCATGCGATATGTCGGTGCACAGTAAAAATATGTCTCTCCTGGTCGATTTATCGCTCCACGAAGCAGTTCTATGCAAGCTAAGTATGATTTTCCAAATCTTCTTCCTGCTACTAATATTCTAAATCTCTTTTCTGAGTTAAATACTTGCCCTTGTGCATATCTAAGGGTTATTGATTCGTCTTTTGATCCCATATTTGTATCTTCTAATTTATAAGATAGATCACAAAGACATTTAATAGCACCAACTTGAGCATAATTGCTAGGTTTTAACTCCATACATTAAAAAATAACAGATTTTTCAACTAATACCCCCTATTTATAGCCTAATTTACTATTTCTAGGTTATCATTCAAATAATACCTTATCTGATTGAGTCCGTGGCTGAATCTTTTATGTCTGGTTTTATTCCAGAAGAACAGAAACAACAACAAGAAAAAAGAAAAAGACGTTCTAAGTTTGCTTGCAATACAAAAGAGCATATTCAAGCTAGAAGTCAAAGATTGTACTCCCGTCAACTAGAAGGGAAGACAACAAGACAGCTTGTTTTAGAACACGCAAAAATTGAAGGCATTGCAGAAACTTCTGCCTGGAGCGATTGGAGTCGTGTAAAGCAATGGAATAACGAAGATTGGGAGAAAGATAGAGAAAATATGCTTCCAAGACTTCAAGCAATGAGAGTTAGATTATTTAATAAGGCAGTTTCAAAAGGTCAATTACAGACAGCAGCACAAATATTGGATTCATTAGGCAAAGTTATCGGAGAGTCAGTAGAAACAGTCAATATTCAAGCACCTCAACTATCCATAAAAGTAGAACAGCAGTAGTATAAACGTATTAGTAACGAAGATTAGCAATATGTATTGAAGGTACCCGCCTTACCCTACAGCAGCTAGCAATTTGCAACACACCCCCCAGATACGCTCTAAGGTAGCTAGAAGGAGCTACAGCAGCCCTCTGCTGGCAGTCTGATGCTATAGTACCTACAAAATTTTCGCTTCTCTCAGCCGATCCTCGTGGGACTTAATAATTATTACAATTTGTAAACATAACTATTGCATCATTCCTACTACCACAAAAATGATGCTATAATTAATACATAGATAACAAATCAGTTATTTATCTATCTCAGGCAGAGGAGATAAAAACCTCGTCAACGTGGTAGCACTTGCGTCAAGTACGCTCCAGAGGTTGGATTACTTCTGGAACTGAGTCAACACCTGAGACAGTTCACACCTTTTCCTTTTACTTCTAGGCTGTAGCACTCACGAGACCAGAGGACACAGCAAGGGCTTAGATCTCAGATCTGGTCTTTCTTGACTCGTCAAACAGTACTTCACGAATTAGCACAGCCTACAAGTAAAAGGTATTACCTTTTGCTTCTTATCCAATTCATTTCTAATTATTCAAAATGAACTATTCAATCACTCGTTT